GTATGGCAAAGGCTGTAAAATCTATTTTTGGAGAAAATGGTATTATTGAATTCAATACAGAATCAGGAACTTTACAGTTTAGATCTGGTTCTTCTAAGTATGGATTAGATAGAAACGAAGAAAAGTTTATAGCAGGCTTAGATGGGCTTGGAAAAATTTTAGGGGCTGGTGCTCAAGTTTATGCAAATATTCAAAATGTTCAGCAGCAGATTGATGATGTAAAAGACTGTATGGACATACTTTCTAATGCTACAAAGTTTCAATCAGGAAATAGTGCTACTTTTAAAGCGGGTACTGATTTTTCTGTTAGTGATCTTCCTACTACTGCTGATCTAGTTTCTACTAATTATGCTGGTCAAAGAGCTAGAATAGACTCTGCTATGGACTTTACTCTGAGTTGTAATGCTGTTTTAGGAAATATTAATAGTATTTTATCAGAAAGAGGTTTAGATAGTACATTAGAGCCTTGTTTTGATGATTCTTTTTTTGAAACTTCAACCGTACAGCTCTTAAAGAACGCAGGTTTTCTAATATGTCCTTCAGGAGAAACCGCCGTACTTGAAGAGGATCCTTTCTTTGATCTAGTTTTTGGTCCTCCTAAATCTAAGAAGGGTCAGTTTATTCTCACTACAGATGGGCTATACTATAACTATACATCAGCACTTTCAGTAGAAGTTTCTTCGATTCATGCAGACTCCATTCCTTCCCTAGGAAAGAAGTGGTTATTTGATTTTGATCCAAACTTAGGAGGTAAGGGTACTCAAGTTTCTTTAAAAGATTTGGATCGGTATGTCAGTACTATTTTTGATCTTGAAGTAATTGATGAAGGTATTTCTTTAGTACCTTTTTACGATAATGATCATTTTTTACAAGTATTAAAAGATAATAGGGATAAGCAGGTTTACGATTTATCTTCTGAGTTTTCTACTATAATTTCAACATATGGAGAAAATTCAGCGATTGCAATTAATATGCGACAGAATATATATTCTAATATTGCTAGTCATGAAATTAAAATAAAGAAACGAAAGAAACAAATTGAAATTGCTGTTAAAGCTCCTTCTTTATACGGAACTGGAGCGGCATTTACTTTAGGAAATATTCCTGTAAATGATTTTAGTTATTTAGCTGATATTAATCTTCCTGTAGCTTTAGATAAGCAAGAAAAATTAGCATTCTCTCAAGGAGAGGTTTCTGGAGTGGTGCTTCCACTAAAACCTAAGTTTGTGATACCCCCAGCCACGGATGAGTCCATCGCTATGCATCATTTAGTAGTTCCTCCTGTAGGAGTTGGTGGAATAATAACATCAACAAGCGGACTAGATCCTTCAAGTGCAACAATTTTAAGCTTAACAGATGATGTAATTACTGATCAACTATTGTTAATTTATAATTTCTTAAGTTCAAAGATTATAACCGACCCTTCTTCTACTTCTTTTCAAGTATTAAATTGTGCCTCTACTGATCTTAAAGGCAATGGGCAGTTAGTAGGAGTTAATGCATCATCTGTATTTCCTTCTGGTTTAGGTATTCCTCTACTAAAAGGTATTGGAGAGTATAACCCAACCACTCTCCTTCCTAGTGCAGTAGGAAGTTATGTTAAGCTTCCTGATATTACTGAATTACAAAATCTTACTTACTCTTCAAAAGGGTTTACTTTTGATTTCTGGGTTCATGTTCCCAAATTAGGAGATCTTAATGATCCGTTAGGGTGGGAAAATACTGGAGTCTCTTCTTTACATAAACTAGTTTTAGCTTGCGAAAATACAGGAGGAAGTTTAGAGAAAGGTCATGGACCTTCTTTTTCATCAGAGAGTACTAGAGGAATGACAATGGGATTCACTAGGGATAAGCAGATAAGGGAAAATAAAGATCCTGTTGATGCATCAGCAAGTAATGAGGTATCTTCTGGGTTGTCTTTTTACATAGCTCCTACTCAGGGGGTTGGGGCTGGGGATGCTGATTTTGTAAATAAAGCAGACAATTTGGGATGTAAGACTTTAGAAACCTACCACTTTATGGCAGTAGACACATCAAATGCAAACCCTGATGGTGTTAAAGTAAATGATACCTCCTCTTCTTTTGTGCATATGGTTGTTTCTGTAGATGTTGACAAGAATACTGTTAAGTTTATTTTAGATGGAAGTCTTTTAGCAACATCCTCCGTTAGTGAGACTTTTGGAGTTGACGCTTTCCAAGGCCCAGGTATACCTTCTTTCCATAATTCCAATAGCTTTAATTACGCTTCTTCTGGAACTTTAGTAGATACAGTATTGGCTAATGGTCCTCCTCTTTATCCTTACTTTACTCCTTGGATTATTGGAGGAGGATACACAGATGGACTAACCGAAAGCAGTGCTGGAGGATTTATGGGTCTAAACTCTGGAGTTAGAAGTGGGTTAGGAGGATTTTTAGGTAGTTTTAAAATATACCAAAAGCCTCTTTCAGAGCAGGAAGCAAAAGTTAATTTTGATGCACAAAAAGGATTTTTCAAAAATATCATAACATAATACCATGATTACTTCTACAGATATTCACGGAGTTTCTCCTACTAAATTCGTTAAAAAAGAAGCCACTTCTCAGGGTTGGAAGAAAATTTATGGAATGCAATTCCCTACAGGTGGTTCTTTAGAAAAAGGATTCTTTCCTAAAAAATCAAGTAAAGAGCTTATTAGAAATAATATACAACAACTTCTTTTAACTGAAAAGGGAGAAAGAGTTATGCTTCCTAATTTTGGTGTAAGTCTTAGACGATTTCTTTTTCAACCTCTAGATAGACAGTTATTTGATGTAATTCAAGGTGAGATAGTTAGTGCATTTTCTAATTATTTACCTAATGTAGAGATTGTGAAACTTAGCGTAGTGCCTCTTGATTCCTTTGGATCTGAAGGTATGCAAGCATTACAAATTAAGTTAATTGTTAAGTTGCTTGATAGAAGCAATATAATTGTTGATGTAGGTGTTACTTTATCATGAAATTCGAAGGAACAGTCAAGTCAGACTTTATTAAACTGGTTTCCGTACCAGAAGGTAAAAAATCTAAATTTATTGATTTTGCAGCAACAGATTTTGCTTCTATCAAAGATAAACTAATTGAATATATTCAAGCGGTCTATCCATTAGATTATCAAAACTTCTCTGAAACGGATTTAGGAGTTATGCTTATTGAGCTTGTTTCTTATATGGGCGCAGTAATGTCTTTTAAAGCAGATGCTATAGCTCATGAAAGCTTTTTAAGAACAGCTAAGAAGAGAGATAATGTTAGGAAGCTTTTAGAATTAATTGGAGTTTCTTTGAAAGGTCCAATTAGTTCTGCTGCTAATGCTCAAATAACCTTGGATGCTGGTCCAGCATCAGGAGATTTTCCTTTAGTTGTTTCTCCTGCTCAAAGGGTTGTAAGTATTAACTCTTCAGAGGACGGTGCTTCAGTCACATATACTTTATATAAAACGGTAAATGGATCTTTAGAGTCTGCTAATTCTCTTGGGAATATAAATCTTCAAGGAAGCGAAGCAGATAATTCCGCTAGTTCTGTTTTTACTAACTTAGCTCTTTTAGAAGGAACTTTTATAGTAACTAGTGGAACTTTTGCTGGATTAGAGTCTAATAAAAGAATTGCTTTAACTGAATCTCCTGTTATTGAGGGTAGTGTTGAAGTTTTTGTTACTGGAGGTGATGAGACTGTATCGGGAGCATACAGAAGGGTAGAAAATTTATTCTTTGCTTCAGGAACCAATGATAAGATTTTTCAGGTAGTTTATAATGATAACTTTAATGCTACCTTACTTTTTGGTGATGGTATAACAGGAGTTTCTCCTCCTAATGGAGCTTCTTTTGTTAATTCTTATAGGGTTGGAGGGGGAACTAGAGGAAATATTACTAAGGGTTTAATAAATAAGTCTTTAAACACACTTTCTGCATCGGGACCAACTCTAACAGCAGTTATGGAGAATACTACTCAGGGTACAGGAGGTTTAGAAGCAGAAACGGTTGAACATGCTAAGAGGTATGCACCCCTTACCTTCAGAATGCAGGATAGATTAGTTACTCCTGTTGATTATTCAACTTTTGCAAGTACTTTTATTTCTACAACAGGATCAAGTGCTAAGGGTTTAGCTGTAGCAAGAAAAGCCTTTAGTTCGGCCAATATTATTGATGTTTATGTATTACAGAAAGCTTCTGATTTTCAACTTCAAAAAGCTACAATTGCCTTTAAGAATGAGCTATTAACAGCTATAGGCGATAAGAAAATGATAACTGATGATGTTGTTCTTGTTGATGGTTTAATTAGAACTCTTGATTTAATTGTGTCTCTTAAAATAGATAAAGAATTACTACTTAAGGAAGAACAAATTAAACAACAAGTTAAAGATAAAGTTGTTAATTACTTTAATATTGATAATTTTGATTTTGGAGAAGGATTAAAAATTCAAGATTTAAATAGAGCTATTTTTGAAATAGATGATGTTCGCTTCTCTTCTATAGAGAACTTAGATAATGATATAGTTCTTGAGTTTAATGAAGTGCTACAGCTTAATAATTTAACGATAACTGTTGATTTGATTTGATATGATAACCCCATCAGATTTTAGTAAGTCTCAGAATTTCTATAAAAGAAATTATGTAGATGTATTAAAAATTATTACCCCAGATATCTATTTAAATTCCGATATTCAAGTTAGTGGGGTGGTTAATGATCCTATAAATCATATCATTAATTCTCATATTCTCGCTTTAGATAATATATCTCAGATTCTTCCAGTATCTGCGACTACAAATTTTTCTGATATTAATAATGTTTCTGGTCTTAGTAGATTTTTTATAAAACAAAATAATCTTACTAAGATTGATAGCTTTTCTTTTGAGAAGGATATACTTTTTCCTTTAAATAAAACATATTCTGATTTTGCTACCAGTGCAGATTTTGCTAGTTATATTAGTGGAACTTTTTTGCCAACAATTCCTCTACAAACTGCTGTAGATACAAACTTAGCCCAATCTACAGCGTCTGCTTATGATAATACTTCTTCAGGAACCCATGAGTATTTAATTAAAAAACTATCTTGGTTTTACTTTTTAAATACTGCTGCTCCTACAGGAGGAACATTTGCTCCCTCTACTTTTGTATCGGAAAAGCTTTCTAATATTTATAGAGGAGATAGCTTAGGGTTAGTAGATGGAATTTTAGGATTTCAAGAATACTTATTTAAGAATAGATCCTCTTTTTCTGGAATAGATAATAGAATATATCCATCAGATTTTGCGTCTGGTACTGCGGAGTTCGTTAGTGGGACTCAGCAATTAGATAAATTATCAACTCTACTAGAGACTATTTATTCAGAAGAGCCTTTAAATGTTAGAGATACTTTAGTTAACGATGCTTTAGATGATTTTATTGCAGCAGGGACTCTACTTGTAGATGAAAAATCTAACGGACCTTTTGAAAAGTTATTAAGAGCAATTTCTTATTCAGTAGCAGACACACAAAACCAAATAAATAAATTAGATCTCTTATATGATATCGAAGGGTGTCCAAAAGAGTTTTTACCTTTATTAGCTGAACTTATAGGACTAAAACTAGTAGGGCATGATGAAGAGAGGTGGAGGCTTCAGCTTAGGCAGGCTGTATCTCTTTATAAAGCAGCAGGAACTAAAAAATCAATTCAACTTTCTGTTGATAGTTTTTTTGGTAAAGGATCTTTTGATGTTAGTTCTAATAATATTTTTGAATTATATGAGTCTTACTTACCTAATTTGATTTACTATGCTTTAGCTACTGATTCTGCTGCATTTAAAGAGGGGTTTACTTCTTGGACCCCAACAGCAGCCAAAGCTCTTTTAGTAAATGATTATTCTTTTGATAGTATAGATATCAATATTCGATATGCTGTAGATTATATTCTTAGAAGATTAGTTCAATTACACCCAGACCACTTTACTTTAGGAAATACCCCATTCCCTCATCTTACGGATATAGGAGGAAGTACAGACCCTAATTTTGTTTTTAATTATAGAGGTAGAGATTTTCCTATACCTCCTTGGGAGGAGGAAAGATATTATGAGACTTGTATAGTTACTCTTGATTTTTTAGATACTCTAAGTGATATTTTATGTAATTTTGGAATTTCTAGTAACTTAAGAGACGGGATAAGAAATTATTATCATAGTTTTTCTTTATCTTCTTTAGAAGATATTCATGTTCATAACAGATGGAACCTTTTCACTTCTTCTATTCAATCTCCTCCAAACTTTAGTAATGTTTTAGCAGATCCCTCAACTAAAAATATAGAATTCTTAAGCCTATGGAGTGGCAAATCCTCTCATTTTGCAGTACCCTTTGTAGCATCAAGTTTTGATTTTACAAAATTAAAAAGCCAAGATCCAGACTATGCCCTGGCTTTAAATAATCTTTCTACTGGGCTAATTCAGCTAGTTCCTTTACATGCTATTCCTAATATAACTTTATCTTTATCAGATTCTGATACTTACTTAGTATCCACTCTTGATGATTGCGGAAGTATTAAACTTCCACTTGAAGGTATTTTAGATGGATCAACTCCTATTGTTATTAATAGAGGGGTTTCAGGGGTAAATGCGTCTTCAGGAAATCAAGTATTTAGGAGATCAGAAGTTGACACTCTTCAAGATGCTTACATTAATAGTTCTTCAGCCCCTGTAACAGTGCCTAGAAATTCAATAAGAAGAAGAAATTTTAAAAGGCTTCTTCCTAGAAAAGGAATATACACAAGGTCTGGGTTTAGTATGCCTTCTCCTTATCTTTATCTTAGTGGTATAGACTGCTCTTCTTGCTGGACTCCCTTGGGATATATTCCTTCGGCAGGATCTTTCCAAACAATTTCCGAATATTCTAGCATACCCTCGGTTTACAGTATATGTGAAAATCTAACATCTTCCTCTGTTTTCTCAGGAGTTTCTGTAAGTACAACTATGCTTTCGCGGGGAGCAGAAACATCAATTTCTGGTTGTTCTAAGTTTATTACAAGAGGAGAAACTCCTGAAATTGTTGGCTTTATGGCAAAATTTTTAGATGAAATAGCTTATTTAGATGCGTCATCTGTAATTGAAGATGCTCTTAATTCCACTGATTTTTATTCAATTATCTCTGCAATGGGGCCGCAAATAGATCTATATCAGGCAAGTGCTAATCAGACAGTATTATCTCTATCCTCTTTTGATGAGTATCTTAATTTTAAATTTGGAAGAGGGCTGCAAAAACTTTATAATGATTATACTGATGCTTTTTCCAAACATCTTTTAGATAAGGCCAGCCTCACCTCCTCTAGTGTTCCAAATATATTTTCTCAAACTTATGGCCCTCTTCTGTTTAATTCACAAGAGTTATTGGAAGGTTCCGCTTTACAAACAAGTAGTAATTTAATCGCCAGCTCTTTAGTATCCTCTCTTGAATTAAATACAAGCAATGTCTTTTCTAGTGGAAGTACAAATGTAGGAACATTTATAGCCAGCGACACTTCACATCTATATATCGAAACTAAAGAATTTAGAAATCCTCATATCATTAGTGGAGTTGAGCTAATTATTCCTTCGGGTGCTCCAACAAGTAATTCCTTCTCTATTACAAGACTTAATAAAGTATATGAATCTAAACTAAAAGAAGAAAATTATTTAATTAATAATACAATATTAAAACAAAAAACTACAACAAGCAAAGGCTTACCCAGAGTTAGGTTTGATTTAAAAACTTATCATACAAACTTCTTTTTACCTGAACATGATTTTGAATTAAAAGTAAAGGTAGCTGCATTAGATGCTGCTAATACTTTTCAAGGAAAAATAGGCTTTGGATGTTGGATTCATACGGATAATGAGAATGAGGATATTTGGAGTTGGAGTCCTAATAATAAATGGGTAAAAAATACTTTTTCTGAATTTAGTGGAGTAGGGGGATCAGGAAAAGTTTTATCTTTATCTCATATTTTTAATCATGGTAATCCTACTGTAGAATTCACGCAGTCTGAAGGAAGAACTATATTTACTGCTGATGATGGAAGTTGTCAAACCTCAGACGCAACAGCTAATATCTTAGAAGGGTATTTTCTAGATTACACTCTTAATTTTGATACCAAAAATTTTCCTATAGCAATACCAAACTCCTATTATAAAAATAGTGAACAAGTACACCATAATACTCAGAATTATATTGTTGAGATTTTTGCTATTCCTTCTATGATTAATCAAAATACAAGTCTTGTAATTGATAGTATTTCTATAATAGATTTAACACAAAACTCTAGAGCAAGTATTGAAACTAGCTTTGGAAATATTTCTTTAGATAAAGATAAACTTTTAACTACATTAAAATATTTTAATTCTGTAGGAGTGTCTGGAGCTGCTACTAGGGATGCTGTGAATAGTTCTGGGAGTTTTGAAGTTAGTGGTGGAAGTCGGCTTAATTATAGAATAAATCCTTATTGGGTTTCTGGTTCATCCCCAATCACCTCGTTTGAGCAGGTTTCATCCTTAGATATAATTATTTAATATGAAGGGCATAGTTGAAATTTATAAAACATCTGATGATAAGCAAGAATTGCTTTATTCTGATAGTAATATGTCGTTAGATAATTTTGGCAAGACTATTGCTGATATTATGACAACACCCCCTAGCCTTTCTGGGATTACAGGGGCATCTTATGTTTTAGATACATCTAACTATACTGTACAAGCTATATCTTTTGGAAAAGCTTCTAACTCTTTTAGGAAAAATGCTCACACCTTTGTTGGAAGTATCCTAAATACAAGTTCTGTTTTTATCTCGACACAATTATTTGCTTTAGCAAGAGAAACCGCAGCAGGAGTATCAAGTTATGTACCAACAGTAGATCTTCCTTCTTTTCCAAATCCCGCAGACCAAACACTAGAAGTAGATACTAGCACTCTTGCAGACCCTATTATTAATTTATCTTCTGTTGGAGAGATACTAGTATCTGGCGTTGGGCATAATATAAATATGATCCCATATAGAACTTCTGGAGCAGCAATTCCAGGCAGCTATTTCTTTGTGGGGTGCTATCCAGAAGGGTCTGGTACTGGCGGTAGTAACTTTCTAATAGTTAGCAGCTACGATGATGTAAGTGCTACTGGTGATCCAGCAGCGTATTGTCAAAGTGGAGTGTATAAT